TTCTATGATGTATATAACATTGTATTGCTGCTATTATTTGTCCGTATGTCATTAGTATATAAAATAGTTTCCTTTATGTGGATTTTCTAATTGACTTGTCATAGCATATCGCATAGCATCTATTGCGTGATTGTATGCATCTATTGGTCTATTCATTTTAATTCCTGTTTTATCTGTTTGCCAAATGTAGTTTCTTAATTCATTTATTAAGTTCTTGCTTCTTGATGTAACATAAACTTTATTTTGATTAATTAAATTAAGACCAAATAAGATACTATCTTTTCCTTTTGATACTGGTAATACATTGTGACCATAACTGTTTAACTCAGCTATTGATTTTGGCTCTGCACTATCAGCGTAAACAATTTCGTTTACATTATTTGCTTTTAATAGATTTGATATTTCACTATTTAATAATCCTTTCTTATAAATTACTTCATCAAATATATAAGCATCATTATATTTATACATAGTTACTAAACTTGTTGGGTCATTACTATAACCAAAATCCATTCCGTAACATAATATTCTTGCATCATTTGGTAAATCTATTTCTTGCCAATCTGGAATACATACACCTTCTAAAGAACCTGTTTGACCTAATCCATAAACTTGCCACCAGTTTGCCCAATATGTAGATGTTAATGCTTTTTCTTTAGCAGCTTCTATTTCTTGAACTATTGTTTCTGATAATGCTTCATTATCTAAATAAGTCAATGTAATAAAATCAACATCTGATTGCGTTAATATTTCTTTATCAACCCAAAATGCTGAAGTAGGATTATAATCTAACCATATATCACCAGATGTTCTAATTGCTAATTGATAGTAACTTTCAAAATCTATATTGTTGCACTCATTAACATATAAGATGTTTCTTCTTGCACCCCTTAATTTATCTGGCTGGTCTACACTAAAAAATTCAATATAACTACCATTTGCAAATGTGTATTTTAAAGTAGACTTATTAAACTGTGCATCATTATATCTACCTAATGCCATTATAATCTTTAAGAAGTCTTTTAAAGCACCTCTACGTAAATGTGGTATACTTTCAGATACTACACTTATTTCTAAATTAGGTTCTTTAATTGCTTTATCAATTAACAAAGGTAGAATACCAAATGTTTTACCAGCTGATGTTCCACCTCTAATAACTTTAATACGTTGCTTTAAACGCAATAACTTTCTAATTGCAGTAGTTAATATAAACTCCATAAGATAATGTCTTAAACTTCGTCTAAATCAATATTAAAAATTGGTTGTTCATTACTTACTGTTATGTCTTTTGTTTCTCTTGGTTTACCAGCATAGTAATTATAAAATAGTTGTGTGAATTTAAAATCACCATTTGCTAATCCTTTTTCTAATGCTGCAAATGCTAAAGGTTCTAATGGTGTTAGTTTCTCAATTAATGCTACTTCTTCTGCTTTTGGTTTACGACCAGCAGTTGTATGCCCACCATTAAATTTTCTTTTATCTTCCATAATTAAATAAATTTATTATTAATTTAAAAATAATAGTTTTTATTTATTGTTTATATAACTTACCTAATTCAATAGCTATTTCTTTCCATTCATCTAAACCTTGTTTGATATAACCTGATACTACAAATCTATTATATGCTTTGCTATACTTATTGTAAAGTATGTTTGCTCTATATTGTGGTGTCATAAGTTTTCTATTTCTTGTTTTACTTCGTTATAAAAATCTTCTGTTGTTGAAAATAGAAAAGTATTTAATATTTCATCTACTGCTATTAATGCACATTGTTTTATTTGGTTGTCAAATACAATAGGGTTCATAAAATCTTTGTTTAATAAATCATCATACTTACTATATAGTTCATTTGCTTTTTCTAATGGTGTCATAATCCTTTTTCTTTTTTATAGATTTCTAATAGTTCTTTTGCATCTGATACTTTAAGCAAAATTTCATCATACAAATCATTTTCAACTAACCACTTTGCAAATCCAATAGCAAATTCGTCTTGTTGTTGCTTTTCCATTACTTTGGCTTGTTTAACTATTTCTATATCTTGTTTTAAATGATATTTTTCACATAACCATTCAACTGCTGTTTGTTTCATAAGTTCACTTGTATTTTCATTATTGGACAACTCATTTTGTGATTATCATTTTCTAAATTGCAATGTTTACATTTACCATTTGGCCAAAACATATCACAATTATCTGCGTCATCTTCTCTACTAAATACACCATAAGATTGATAAACTAAACTTGCTGGTGCTGTAAACCTGTAACAGTATTCTTTTGAAGGGCAATGTACATCATTACATTTTGCTATATCTGCCATAACTTTATATCTATTATTATTAATACTATTGCTATTGATATTTCATTTCTACCAATTACAATTCCTAAACTAAATTTGTCTGTGTAGTTTGTTTCTATTCTCATCTTATTAAAGTTTAATGTTTCTATTCATTTTATAAACTGCTTGTAAGCGTTCTAATATTATTTCTTGTTGTTCTTTACCTTCTGTTTCTAATAATAGTGTTTCAATGTTGTTTACTATTTTATAATTGTTTCTTGGTTTTTGTAAGTTAGTAATTGTTTCTTGCAAGTTTGCTATTTCTTCATTTAGTTTCATTACATCTATTTGTAAACTTTGTATATATTCATCTTTAGACAAATCTAATATATCTTCTGGCTTTACATAATTTAATCTTTGTAATACTTGTTTTCTAAATAGTTTTAATGTTGGATTAAACTGTTCAAACATATCATAGTTCTTTAATGAATGTAATACAGTTGCGTGGTCTTTTCCTACTGAAGCACCAATAGATTTTAATGACTTCTTTTTATCTATTTGCTTTAATACTTTATAATAGATTGCACGTGCTTCTATTGTTTCTCTTTTGCGTGTTACTTCATTTATATCTACACCTGTTATTTCTTGTATTGCTTTTTTTAATTGTAATGTTATTTGCGTTTCCATCTAATTTTTATTTTTTGTTTTTTACTTTGTTTTATTAATTCTGTTAGTATGTTGAATAATACTATTTCTAATGCTAAATGTATACCTTGACATTCTTCATATAATTCTTCTGCTTCATATTCTTTTAATATAAACCTTATTTGTTCAATAGTCATTCCTTGTTCTATTTCATATAAGGTAATATTATAATGTTCTGTTGCTATATCATTCATTAGAATAGCTTTTGTTGTGCTATGTGGTTATTTATTCTTTGTATTGCTTTGTCGTAATAATCTTTATCTAATTCACAAGCTATTAATTCATATTTGTAATCGTGTGCTGCTATTGCTATTGAACCAGAACCTAAATGCGTATCTAATATTTTATCACCTTGCTTTGCAAAGTTTTCTAAAAGCCATTTATATAATGGTATTGGTTTTTGTGTTGGATGAATTCTTGTTTCTTTATTTTTCATATCATATTGTAACATACCATTCCATCTTATTTTAACTTTTTTAACAGAATTTATTTTACTACAAAATGCTAATTCACCATCAGAATTTGTATAATCTTCAGCAGTATCTTTATCCCAAAATATTCTACCACCAGCTAATAAATCTATTGGATAATAATTTACACCCCATATTATTTGTTCTTTAGATACTCTTATAACTTCCTTAAAATATTCTAAACTTGGTGTATTTTTATCCCAATCTTTATTTCCATAGTCTTTTCTTTTTACAGCAGATTTTTTAAATTTAACTCCTTGTCTTGCATCTGAACCAGCATCAATACCATAAGGTGGGTCTACAATAGCTAAATCAAAATAGTTATCAGGATATCTTGCCATCAATAACATATTATCTTCGTTTGTTATTGTTATTTTATCTGTTACTTTCATTATAATATACCTCTTAAAACATACTGGTTTAAATCCATATCTTCTTCACCAAAGAAGTATTTATAGTTAGATATTGCTTGTTCTAACTTTGCTTCACCTTTAGCATAAAATTCATCACTACATTCAAATATTGCTATATCTAAACTTCCTTTGTCTATTGCAACAAAAAGAAAGTCATCAAC